CGACATTGCCTGTAAATCCTTGCTCACCAGGTGTAGGTGCTGTACCCACTCCCATCTGTGAGCCACCACCGCCTGATGTATCTGATACTGCTTGTGGTCCTTGACCCTGTGGTGCTTGTGGTGCTGGGACACCCTCTGGACCTGCTGGTTGTGGCGCAGGTGCTTGGAAGCCTTTCAGGATCTCTGCTTGGATTGCTGCGTCCTGCATGGAGTTTGTGACCTTATCAGGGTCAAGATCCATAGACTTAGCAATCTCACGGATAATATAATCCATTTTAGCAAAAGGTGCAAGTACTGGATTTTGTGCAACTTGAAGAAATTGCATTAGACGCTGTGAACGTACTTCGTTAGCCATCAAGCTTTCTGTACCTGAAGCATGTACTTCCAAGTCACCACGAATGGTTTCATCAAAGTCAAACTGCATGTTGAAAGCAAAGAACGCTTTACCTAGAGGCCGAAGGAGATAATCATCCACATTCTTAACAACAGTACGGATAGAACCATTAGCAGCAGACATAAGCATACTAATACCAGACGCAGTACGACCAACGCCAGATACGCCCGTTTGACCGTGTGCGAAAGATGGGAAACCAGTCGATTCATCCGCTAACTGCCGTGCTTTATCAAATAGTTGCATGTTCTCTTGGGCAACGTTAGGAAACTTAGTACCAAAGATACCTTGACCTGGTGCGCCACCCTGACGACGGAATACTTTGCCAGGATATACTGACAAGTCTTGACCTGGAACTAGGTTAGTCTCGTCTACTTCTATGATCAAGTTACCCGAAAGTGCAGCATTATCTATCGCCATGCGCATAAACCCATTCATAAGGGTCTGTGTATCATCCATATTTTCCGCAATACCTACCCCAAAGAATGAGTAAGGGTTATGTTCGTATGGAGTTGCATAGTAAGGGATACGTGATGGTTTGAATGGGTTTAGTACAAAGCGTAGAACTTCACCATTACATGTCCATACGTTACAGTTAACTTCGTCTAAGTCACGGAACTCACGTGGAATCTTAACACCATGATCTTCAAGAATCTTAGTGTCTACAAAACCCCAGAACTCTAGAACTTCATAACGCTCAGATGTAGGCTGAGTGTCATCATCTTCCATAGTCATTTCCCAGTACTTCTGTACGTAGTCAGATCCAGCCATAACAGCCATCTCAACTGCATCAGACATAAAGTATGGACGGTTCTTTAATGCACGTAGCTGTGAACGTGACATACGGTGACGCTCAATGGTATACTCTGCATCGTCCATAGACTTAGCTTCTGGGTCAGGGTAGAAGTCCCATACAGACACGTGGCTACACTCTGGTACGGTCTTAATTAAAGGCTCGTACTCACCGTCTTCGTTCCAGTTAGGATACTCTTTATCTACAGCAAACGGACCCTTCATGACACCTGTGCCAAGTAGAGCCATCTCGAAAGCCATAGAGCGTAGATGCTTAGAAGCGTTAGACTCTTGTAGCTGATCGTGGATCTTCTTTTCCATCTTCTTAGCTGCAATCATAGCAGGATGGAATGTAACAGTAGTAGCTGTAGTACCTTCACCCTCTACAACACGATCTGATACAGCCTCTAGCTTTTTAGCCATAGAGCCTAGTCGTGCCTTTAGATCTACGAGAGTTTCACCTGGTTTTAGCTTTGTGCTACCGTCTAATAGATAAGGACGACCTGCAGTACTTTCTGTAACAGGCTTTAAGCTATCACCAGCTGCAGCAGCATTAGGGTCTACGTTAATATGTACAGACTCTGCTACGCCATCAGGTAATACAGAAGGATTTACTGACAAGGGAAATTTATTGTTACCAAACAGTACATCTACAATCTGTCCATACGCTGCTAGTGTTTTAGTCTTAGTGACTTTAACAAAAACACGTGACTTCTCTGTGTCAGTGAATTGTACGTCTGTACCGTAGATGCCACGGTAGTTACGATAAGCACGTAGCCAACGCTGTTCGTCTGCATAACGTGCATCTTCAGCCCGTTTGTAGCGATCCTGCACGAATGATACAACACTCGATTTCTGTTCAAAGATGCTATCGTTGCCGTCCTCTGCAGCTACGACTTCATCTGTTTCAAACATTTCTTCTTGTTCTGCCATGTATTAGTACCCGAATGTTTTATCACTAGCTTGAAAACCAGTGCGTTGAGTTGCAGGATTATAGTCCCATATGCTGTGGCTGCGAGGCCGTGTCATAACACCGTAACGTAGAGCGTCGTACAAGTGATCTTCTGCGTTTGTGTCTACATCCTCTGGGTTCCTCTTATCCAAAGGTATGCTTGGTATCTGTGCAATAGTGTTTGTACAGTTGTCCATAAATACTAGGCGAGGCTTCTCAGTAAATTCATCTACCTGTAAACGCCTATGTATTTCGTTTTTACCTGCAACACGGGAGCCACGAGAACGATCAGACGGACGCCAGCGGCAACCTTTCATAATCATTTGTTCTGCAAGCGACGGTCCCGTGTCGCCACGGTTGTGCCATAAAGAAGAGTCAAGCACACCGTATCTGATACCACCATCATGTTTCTCTAAGTCTAAGATCATATCAGCCAGATCAGTAGCTGTAACTTTAGAGCAATAGAGTTCTCTATATACAATAAGCTGTTCGTCGGGTGAGACAGCAAACCATAAAACCCCTGTGTAAGATCCGTAGCCGTAGTCGCAAGCTCTAAACTTAGTCCATGATTCGGGAATGTCAAAAGTTTCAATGACATGTTTGGATCTGCTAAACTCAGGGAAAGCTGCTCCTTCGTTGACATCCCAGTTACCTTCTAGTAGTTGCTTGCGTTGATGCTCTGGTAGAGATAAGAGCATTGCTTCGTAGTCACCTGCGTCTGCAAGGTAGGGGTTGTCAAAAAGAGATGCAGGTATAAACCTACGTTTAAACAGAGGCTGTCCAGCTTTACTGTGACCTGACGGATACGTAATCATTTCACCAGTCTCTAGGTTAGTAGCCCAGAAAGCCTTACCAGCTGGTGAAGGATCAATGAACATCTTCTTAACCCAGCTATGCCCAGCGCCACCAGGGTTGGTTGTAGCCCTCATGTACAAACCTAAATGGTGTGCAGAGCTACGTAGACGTGACCTCATATAATCCCAAGCGTAAGGGCTAGACCATTGTGTAAGTTCGTCAAAACCGATCCAGTTAAATGCCTGACCTTGGTAACGAGTAACGTCTGTATCCTTGTCAAGATAAGACATCCACAAACGACCGCCACGTGGACTAGTCCATTGGGATTTACGCTCACTCCATTTGATACCTGGTACTGCACGTGGGTATAGCTCCTGAGACTTTTGTATTAGTTCACGTAGTTCTTCAGTAGTATGACGTACAAGGAGACCACTAAAGTTAGGATCGTTCAAGCCGTGTAGTGGGTCTGCTAACATAGCATAAGACTTACCACCACCCGCTGCACCACCGTATAATACTTCACGTTCTGATGCACTCAAGAACGAAGTTTGGGGGCCGGGGTTTGGCTTGAACACAACTTCCTGTGCTATGTCTACATCATACTCAGGAGCAATCACTCGTGCAGGAACAGTTTCATTTGGGGGAGCGACTGTTTCGACTGTCTGTGTTGGACTCTGCGTATGCCCCGACCCCTTGGCTTTCGAGTTTCTCGATTTCCTCAAGGGTTTCTTGGAGCCACTTGGCAAACTTGCGTTTAATAATAGCTGCTCTTTTACGTCGTTCTTCAACTTCTATTCTCTTCTTTAAGCCCATATGTGATATATAGCGGCCTGTTTGTTTGGATAGCCAGTTAGCTACTGCTCTGTAACTATACTGTTTTAAGTGACGCTTGGCAAGCTCTAATGCTTCAAGTTCAGACTCAATAGGCAATAATAACCTATCGTTGTCTGGATGTAGTTCATAGCCCCATGGTATTTTCTTAGTTACACGGACTATTGTGTGCCATTGTTTATCTGTGTTCTTAGGCGGCAGAGGTAACTGCCAAAAGCCTAAATCTCTTTCTGGTATTATTCGTTTGAACCTTCTTTTGGCGGTAGATAAAAGATGCCACCACTAGACGAGGTTACATCTACTTTGTCTACTTTACCAAGTCCAGCACGATCTAGCAAGTCTTTTGCTGCTACCATCTTCTCTTTTATGCCTAGCTCTGTAGGATCATACAATGCGCCTACCATAGACATAGCTGCTTTAGGTGCTACACGTGCAAAGTATGTACGTGTACGATCACCGATTTCATCTTTCAAGGATTCTACAATAGCAGCAGTGCTTGAGGCAGGGTCATAGCCAGCAAGCTTTTTAGCTGCTACTACATCCCCACCAGCCTCATCAAAGAGTACTTCAAGAAACTTCTGTTGTTTATCCGTTAGATTCCTTGCCATAGATAATCTCTCTTACTTGTGACCGACCAATGCCAATGTCGTGCAACTCACGGTCAGAATATTTAAGTAGCATATAGTATGCTGCACGTTTTTGTTGGTTATCTTGGATTGCTTTCAAGATACGTTTAAACCAGTTTTTCATAGCACTATCTCCTTTTTGTTTGAGTGCGGAGATAGTTATACTTAACGGTAGGTCAGGTAGTAGTACCTATTTATGCATACCCGCTACCCGACAGGTACAAAGGTTTCAGTT